TGCCGAAACCCGTTCTCCTGCACAAAATCGCATTCGTCGCCGATGACGTGACTCCGGTGCGAGATCCAGATCCGCTCGGTCATCTCACCACAGAGCGGACACGGCGGCGCAGCCAGATTGACGGGTTCAATTACGTCGATTGCTTTCCAGCCGCACTCGCAGCCCCGGTCGTAAAAGGGCATCACTGCACCCTCCCGGCTTGTCCGCCGAAGTTCGGAATCGACGGATGGCCCTGTCCGTCCGCCGCGTGCTTGCTCACCGTATCCGCTTCTGGAGCGGTCCCGCCGTGTTCCGGGTGCTTGAGTGGCTGTGAGAGCGCGGCGTTCTGCACGAGCTGCGGCGTAATCTCAGTCGTCTGCAGTGTCACCCCAGCTTCGGCCAGCGCCTGCAACATGTTCGGATACTGCGGGGACAGCGGATTCAGATCGTCGCCTTTGACGATGAAGCTGATTTTCGGCGGCTCCGGCTTCGGTGGCGGGGGCTGCACAAAGAGCTTGCTCGGATCGAGGTCCGTCAGGAGCGCCGTTTCCTGCAGCAGATACTGCTGATTGACGTTCGGCGCTTTCGCGAAGAAATTGTACCGATCCATCGCGAACTTGCGCTTCGTCGCCGCGTCCACATGCTGTCCGGAGTCCGGCTTGATGTCGTAGGTATACCCGCTGATCGGCTGCTGACCGGGCGGCGTTTCAAACCGCTTCACTAGCGCGTCAATCTTCTGCACCATTCCGAGAAACCCGGCAACGACGCGGTTCTTTTCGGCTTGGAGCCTGACGTTCGCGTTCTGCTGGACGTAGGTCAATTCGGTCGCTGACCGGACGGTATCTTGCTCGGTGCCCGTCTGGTTGCTCGCCAGCGTGTTGACTTTGGTCAGATCCTGTTCAATCTTGTCCTGGGCGGTGAAGTTCTCACGCGAATAGACCGGATGGGCGATTTCCATGATCGGCGGACGGCCTGGATCGAAGTTCGCCACCGGCAGAATGGCCCCGAACGGTCCCCGAATGATCTTCCCCATGACTTCAGGGGTAATCACGTTCTCGTCGGCGATCCGAATCGACGTGGCGCTGTCGCGCATCTCAATCAACTGCGTCCGAAACTTCGCGATTTCATTCACCAGCGGCCGAGTGATCGTACAGTCGGAGGGCACGTACGACGAATCCGGTAAATCGCGGACGGTGATCGTGTGAATCGGAAACCCGATCATCGTCGCGGGATCGTCGGGTTGGAGTTCCCCGTTCACAAACGTCTGATACGGCGAATCCCGATGCACCACAGGATCGTCGATGCCGTCGAGAAACACGAGCTGGCGCAGATGGTCCGGGTGATAGACGTTGTCGTCGTAGAGCGCCGCGACGTACCAGATTTCTTCGCCGCTCACTTCGTCGCTGTCCTGGTCGTCTTTCGGGACACCAGCGACTTCAAAGACCTGTTCATCGCTTTTCGTGCTCTTGAGGCCGGGAATCGTGCCGTCGGCCTCTGGTACCAGCCCGAACTGTCGAATCGCGCTCCGTTTGGGCATCGTGAATTTCATGCCCTGCCACGGCGCCTTGTCGAACTCGGTATCGTGAAAGTTCACCGGCGACAGCTTCTTTTTCGGTGAGAAGCGTTCCGCGAAAATCTTCTGATAGACCGGCACGGGGACGGTTTGAGGTGGCGCCGACCCAGGGGAGACTGCCTGAGCCGGCGCCGGTCCCGCCGCTGGCTCACCCGGAATGCCCTGGGGAACTGGCAACGGAACATCTTTCGTGACGCGGGTCACGCCGACTTTGATGCAGCCCATGCCAGCTGGACAGATGATGTCCACGAGCACATTATCCATCAGGCGCTTGCAATCGAGCCCAGTCCGTCCGAGGCGGCGATTGAGCTTCGCCTGATGGTCCGTGATCGCCGGATTGGGCGGCGTGTCCGGTTCGGGGGCGAGAATGACCTGGGGCGTATCAAAAAACAGTTGGTCTTTCTTCTGCTCCGTCTGATAGAAATCGATCCCCGGATTGACTTCATCGCCCCACTTTTCATTCGTCGGATCCGGCGTATACGCATTCAGGTTCCGCTGCCAGGCCGGTTCAAAGACCTGACGGCGCTTGTTCGCCTGATCAATGTCCTTCCGCCATTTCTTCCGGTCGTCCTCCGACAGTTGGACAGTGACGAGCGGATTCGGCGCCGGCTGATCCGTCTGATCGGGCTGATTCGGATCAGGCGACATGGCGTCCTCGCGTCAACAATCCTTCCGGCTTTCGGAGACGCCCCTTCCACCACTTGATCGATCCAACCGGCACGCTGTCGCTTGAGCGGTCCACCAACGGATTCGGCCGAGACATCGCCCCGTACCGCCACGCATCAAGTGCGTGGTCGTCACAGGTCGTATCCACGTCGTCTGGGTCCGCTTTGTCGCTTCTCGCCGCGGCAATCGTGCGGGCAAAGTACCGACAGTCGGTGTGTGCTTGGAACCACGGCGAGCCGTCGGGCGCTTCGCGGAGGAGTTGCAGACACCGGGTCCACCCGTTCACGCGGTCGTGATCCGCTTGGCGCAAATGAATCCCGTGCAGCCTGAACGTGTCCGCGATTGATTCCCCGACGAGATGCGTACCTTTGGTTTTCGCGTCTTTGATCCACATCGCGGGATCGGCCACGCGGTACGCAATAGTGCGGATACCAAGCTCCAGTTCCTTCGCCTTCATCAGCTTGGCGACTTCCGCCACGTCGGCGCCCTGAAACTTCAGCTCCGACCGGAGATAGAGTTTCCGATCCGGTAAGACGGCCCACCAGAGCACACAGCCGGGTTTATTGGAGCCCCAATCCATCGACGTGAACCAGAGCACATTTCCCGGCAAGTCCAGATCGCGGACATGAATCCGTTCCGCCCATTTGGAAAAGAACTGCCCCGAGAAGACGTGCCAGTCGCCGTGACGGAGTTGTTCGTAGCGCCATTTCGACAGCACGGCCAACGTGTCCTCGTATTCGGGATCCTGATACGGGTTGTCATCGAGTCGCGCCGGGAGGTACACCCACTGCGTCTGGTCGTACTTCTTCACCAGGGCCGGGTAGCGGTCGAAGTCGGGTGTGTGCTCCACAAACATATCGAGCAGCCAGCCAGCGGACGGGCCCCCAGGATTGCTGACGGGCATAAACCGCGGTCGAACGGGCTGACCCTTCAGGTCCGTGTAGACTTTTCTGGCACGGGTCGAGAGCTCGGCGAGTGGTGTGGAACCGTCAGGATCGACGGGATACAAACTCGCTTCTTCGGGGACAATCGCCCCGTACTCCGTCGAGAGGTACCGACTCACCGATGCCGCATCGGCCATGTGGCCACAGTCGATGAAGGAGCCATTCGGAAAGACCGCCGTGCGATCTACCAGCTTCGCCCCGAGCCACGGCAGTTCCTGGGCCATCTTTCTGAGATGGGTCTTTTCGAGCTGTTCCCAGTTCTCGCGAAGGAGCAGACTTTCATGCTTCGGAACGGTGAGACTGCGCTGATACAACCACCACCGAACGCCGTGAGATTTTCCCGGTCCCGCCTGCCCGCCCCATAACACATTTTTCGCGGGACATTCGTAAAACAGCACTTGCGAGGGCAACGGGACATTCGCGCAGACGGATTCTCCGACCGTGACGCCTAACAGCTTCGCGTGGTCTTTTCCGGTGGCTTTGACGATGATCGCGTGCGCGACTTGCCGCCGCCAATCCTGCGGACAGAGCCAGCAGCGCAGATTGATGACCGTCCCAATCACGAGCGGCGAGCCACACCAGCAGCATTTCGCCGTCGCGTGCGGCGTGCCAATGGGCGACGATTGCAGATCGACGCGATCAGCCATGCTTCACGAGCCGCGTCCACAACCGGGTCAACGTGCTCTGCTCATCAACTTCTCGAGACTGATAGGTCAGTTCCGCGAACGAATCGATGACCCGTCCGCACGATCCGCAAATCGGGACCGTTCCGCGAATTGGGGGATCGCCGGTCAGCGTCAGCACGTTGTCGGCGGGAAACGTTCGTCCATCTCCGAAGGGATGACGCACTTTCACCATCAGGGCGACTTTCCCGCAGGCGTTCCCGCCGATGCTGTGATAGACCGGAACCATTTACGAATACTGCGCGTTCACCGGCACTTCTTCCCAAATCCCGGCGCTGATGTTCGTCATCGCGGTCGTCGCGGAGAGGGAAATCGAGGTGCCCGGCGCGATCGGAATCGCTCCCGCGATGTCCGCATTGATGACAGGCGGAATGCCCGTTGTCGCCGTGGCCGATACGGACGGGGCCCACAGCGACCACACCACCACCGGCGCGGCCGGCAGCGTCGCCGTATCGTCCACGAGACCGACGGACGTGCCGCCGTTCCCGAGCGGGATATTGCGAACCGTCAGCGGCGTGGTATGCACGACGGCCGTGGCCGACACGACGCCGAAAGCGAGCTCGAGCGAGCAGATCGCCGTCGTCGCCGCGACCGCCTGCTGCGTCATGAACGTATTCAGGGAAACGTACTGCCCCGAGGCGACTGGATTGGTCAGCACCCATCCGGTGGCCGAGGCGGAGAGGTTCGAGATGGCCTTGCCGGTCTGGTTCGCCGCGAGAAACGATCGGCCACGGAGCGCGGTGTCGAGATAGCGGCCGTGTCCGTCACTAACGCGCTGCGCGCCGGACGGCATGAAGCTCTGATCGTACTGTCCGCTCGACGCGGTGGTGGCATTTTTACTGCCAACGGTTCCTGTTGCACTCGCCATGTGTCACTCCTTGTGGTGTCCGGTGCCCTCGGGTGTAACTTCGCTCCCGAGCGTGAAACGTGACTGCCGGACGGGTTACGGAAGCGCGATCCCTGAGAGATAAAACGTCACGGACCCCGCGTTCAGGTTCGTGACGGTGCCATTCCCAACGTTGCCGGTGCCTGACGTGAATCGAGCCTGAATCGTGGTCGAAGCCGTCCAGCTCGGAATATCCCCGCCCTGCACCGGGACGGCGGCGCCGGTGACAAAGAGCGTCCCTCCCTGCGCAGAGGTGAGGCCAAATGTCGCCACGGCCGCATCAAGGTCGAACGACGCCAGGTACTCATTGCCGCCGGCGGTTTTCCCGGCCGTCATCGAGAGCGTGGAGGTAGTACAGACCGCGCCGCAGACAAAGGCCGTGGTCACGTCAGCGATGAGTCCCATGACTTTGAATTTCTTCGGCACGGTCGCAATCGTGATGTCCTGCGTCACCGCGTTCGCGGTAAAGACACCAAACGGAAACGTCACGACATAAGTCGTATACCGATTCGAGCCCGGATCCACGATGATCGCACCCGCTTGCGTCGTCGGCGTAATCTGCGCGCTCGCCGGATGCGGCACGAACAGGAACACGGTCAGGAGAAAGAGCCAGCGCCTCATTTGGTTTTGTCCTTGTCCTTGTCTTTGTCTTTCGGAGCTTCCACGCGGTACGGCGCCGGCGCCACCGTGGACCCAACCGGAATCGATGGGGTCGGCGGCGGCATCACGGGCGCGGCTTTGAGAATCGCGGCGAACGCCGTCGTCGCGTCGAACTTCGGTCCCTTCGTCGTCGCGCTAGCTTCTTGCGCCGTACGCAGGAGATGCGTCAAGGCGTAGGTCGCGTCGTAGTCAGCCATTAGTAGAGCAAGTCCGGAAGGACGATCAAGTTGCCGTAGCCCATCAACGTTTGCATCCCGGAATTCGTGCGCCAGATGTCCATCACATACGTCCCCGGATCGAGCAACGTCTCTGCGTGTGCCACCGCAATCGTGTACGTCCCAGCGGGTCCGTTCGTGACCGTCGCCGTTTTCGAGAGGACGGGCGCCCCGCTCGGATCGGTTTTCACTGTGAGCTGAATCGTCCAGTTCGTCACATCGATCGGGGTCGCATCCGTCGCACTGGTCTGATGCGTCCCGACGTAGGTCCGGTCTTCGCCTCGCGCGACGGTCAACACGGGGTTCGCAATCGCTTGACTCATCTCACGCCGTCCACGTCGTCACGGTGTCCGACACTGGCGTCCACGTCGTCACGGTGTTGGTCTCCGCGTTCCACGTCATCACGCTCAGTCCTTCGGTATTCCAGGTGATGAACGTCGTCGTCGCGCGAATCGTCGCGATGTCAAAGAAGTACGTCTGATTGAGCAGGAACGTCCGAAGGCTCATCGGAAAGACAGAACCCCGCGGATTGGGCCAGTCGTAACTCGCCCCCCGTCCCACGTCGGTGAACATCACGTCCTGCCCGAAATATAAGGCGACGAGGGCTTGCGTCTGCGTCCTGAGATTCGCCGGGAAGACCGGGAACTTCGGGAGCGGCCAATCGAGCTGCACCGTCGGGGTCGGCGCCAACGTGGTCAAGACTTCCGGCGTATTCCCGGTGAAGGTTCGCAGTGACGCCGGAAACACTGGCCATTTCGGATTCGGCCAGTCCCAACTCTGCGCTTGGGCGGTGCCATAAATCCCGACGGGCAGGAGTTGTTGTTGGAGTCCTTGCGTG